TGGGGAGAGGAGGGGACAATATGGTTAAAATTGAACCCGGAGATGTTATATTCTATCGACCTACTGGTTTTATTGGATGGCTAGTTAGTAAGGTTTCCAAGTCGGAATACAGCCACGTTTCTCTAGCAATAGATTCTTACAACATTGTAGAAGCAGACAGATTTATTAAATCTCGTATTTCTAACCTTTACTACGTAGAAGAGATTCATAAAGTATACCGACTTAGGAATGTAACTACAGAGCAGCAACACACGATCGCACAAAACGCTCTAACTATGGTGGGTGTAGGCTATGACTATAAGCAGATATTTGGATTGTTCATGCGGCTAGTCTTTAAAAGAGAATCTACCGTATTCAATGCAGCTAATAAATATATCTGCTCAGAGATCATAGACTATGCTTTCCAAATGTCCGATATTCCTAGAAATGGTAACCTTCACATAGGCGACATCACTCCCCAAGAGCTACTAGATAAATATGCCTTAGAGAGGGTCAAATGAGGTAGGGGAACCTACCTTTTCTTATATTATAATAGAAAGGTGTGATAAACAATGGGAATGGCAGACGGACAAGGCGTACTAAGAAAAATTGCATTCCAGCTCGGTGAAAGATTCTTTCGTTTTGCAATCAACCCGGAGGCTATGGTCTATAGTAGACCGCACCGAACAACAGCAATTAAAACAAAAAGTCGTATCGTAATCGAAGACTTTCAAAGTGATATTCCAACAGTAACGATCAGCGGTACTACAGGTTTTAATCCTACAGGTGTAGCTAGCGATCGAGGGATTAAGAAGATTGCCGAACTGAAAAAGTTCCTTATGGACTATGCAGCTATGGGCGGTAACGGAGCTAAGCCGGCAGAAGACTTTTACTTTCATGACTTTACGAACATGGAGCATTACGTAGTTCACTTATCTTCAGAAGGTGTAACGTACTCGCAAGATGTTAACTCACCTCTAACACACCGTTATGAGATTAAGTTTAATATACTTCGTTCAGCTGGGGAGCCTTCAGACGATGAAGTGGCAAGCCCGGAGATTGGTAACCGATTCCCTTCCTTACCAAACGGTACAGGCGGAACAGGTAGCTCAGGTTCTGGTAACTCGGGAGTAGGCGCAGGAGCACAAGACAGCTCAGGTAAAAATGCAGGAGGCAATTCAGGCACCACTCCTTTTGACCCGTCATCTGGTAGTGGAATTTACAATCAAGGTACAAATGGTCAATACCAAGCTCCGTATGATGGGGAGCCTATTAACCCACAAGCGCCTTCACCAACGTCCTCTACTTACGGACAAACAGGGTTAGGCTACGCTATTGGCTATTACCTTAGACCGAAGGGGACATTATCATGAGTTATTCTAACGATTTAATCCGATTCATTTCAAGCGTCCCTGTACTAGGGGACGGAACAATTCCAATGAATACAATTGATTCAGAGCAGCCGTTCGTTTCTACATTGTATGACCCTGTATACTCTCTAACAGTAATAGCTAGAAAAGTTCAGGAGCTAATCAACAGTGGTAAAATAGAAGTAGTGAGCGATACAGTAGACCCTAATACAATCGTATACAAAGCACTAAATAGTGACCTAGCTTCTTATGCTCCTGACATCTACACATTGTTACGAGCAGTCGTACTAGAGTCATTTGCTTTATTATACATGATCGATAATGCATCTGCAAATCTTCAGTATGTTTCTGCTAAAGATATTAAGAGACACAGAAAAAATTTAAACTATATTGCAGATTACTTAAGTACAGAACCAAAATATTATCATATGATTGAAAATCTACGAGACATGAATATTGCCTTTGGCTATATGGAGAATCAGATTGACGTGATCATGGGTGAAAGGGGTGGAAGATAATTGACTAAATTCTTACAACATATTATACGAGACGGAGATACACTACAGGGTATTGCCCAACAACAGTTAGGGAATATGAATGAGTGGGTAAGTTTAGCACAATTTAATGATCTTCGTTACCCTTATATTGTAGATACAGTGGAAGAGAAGATGCAGAACCCGGACCACCTAGTTACAATCGGGGATGTATTGCTTATTAAGGTGGCAGATGACGTACAGTCAAACCTCATTCAACAGCTTAAGCGTACAACTGAGTACGACCAAGAGGAGCTATATGCTCTAGCTCTAGGTAAGGACCTAAACATTCTACCTGTTGCAAGGGACCTTACCTCTTCAGGACGAGACTTTGAAACCTTAGAGCTAAAAGGAGACAACCGAGGGAGCCTAGCTACTGTACGAGGAATTGAAAACCTAAAGCAATCCCTATTCATTCGTCTCTCTACTCCTCGAGGAAGCTATGTAGGGCACCCTAGATATGGTTCTGACTTACATACGTATGTTGGTATGAAAGGTACAGAGGAAAACGCAGCATTAATAGATTTAGAAATTGAAAGAACAATCCGAACAGATAGCCGAGTTACAGCTTGCAATCTGATCAACCGAAGCATTGCAGGGAATACATACACAGCTGCCTTTAGTATTTCTACACTCACACTTGAGCAGGCATTCGAATTTGTAGTTTCTGCAAGACAAAACGGACCGATTGTATTGTTAGATAACTATAAAGATTCGATAAATTGAGAGGAGGGGCACCATGCGATTTAAACGTATGTCAGAGATTTATTCCCGTCTAGTGGATTACACAATTACAAATACAAATGAAATTAATGACTTCTCTGTAGGTAGTGCCGCTAGAGCCCTGTATGAGGCTTTCTCCATTGAGTTAGAGCAATACTATGTATTGACTAGGGAGAACATGACAGAGGCTATAGAACAGGGCGTATACAGCTCATTCAGCTTCGATAGAAAGAAAGCAATTAAGTCTTATGGAAATGTTCAAGTAACATTCCATAACTCTACACAAACTGATATGATTCTGTCTAGGGGCTCTCGATTTAGTTCTAGCTTAGCAGCGTATCCGCAAATCTATGTTACTCAAGTAGACTATATTATCCCTAAAGGTTCTATCATGGCAGAGTTTGAGGTACACTGTACCACTGCTGGAACTGTAGGAAATATTCCAGCTAACGTGCTGGATATCATGCAGTCCCCTATTGCAAATGTACGAACTGTAAACAACCCTGCTGCATTCCAGACTGGACAAGACCAAGAGCCATTAGAGGAGCAACGTTCTCGTTTTGCGTCCTTTATTAAATCTCTTAGTCGAGGTACAGTTCCTGCGATTGAGTATGGGGCACGTACAGTCGATGAAGTATCTGGGGTATTTATCGAAGAGGAGACGGGACGTATTAACGTGTACGCACATGATCGTAACGGTAACTTACCTGATGCAGTAAAGACTAAAATTGAGACAGCAATGTTTGAATATCGACCAGCAGGTATTCCAGTACGAATTTACCCGGTAACTCGTAGAGCGATAGATGTAAATGTAACGGTTACACTTACAAATAAAGCAGCCGTAACAGAAACATTTAAGACAAGAATCGCTGAAGAGATTTCAAGATATCTGAATAATATGAAAACTTCCCAAAGCTTAGTATTATCAGACCTATCAAGTGTAATCAAGTACCTAGATAGACAACTCGTATACGATGTACAGTTTACTAACCTAAGCAGCAATGTAAACTTAATGGGTTCTGAGGTAATTCGAGCAGGGACTGTAACGGTGACACTACAATAGGAAGGAGGAGCCTAGATGTCATTTTTAAAGCATTTACTACCCGGATGGCGTAGAAGTATGGAAGATAAAACAAAAGCTAATGCAGCCATCCTAGATGCCTTAGACAGGGAGTTAAAGGATACAGAAGCCGAAACAATAGAAACGAAAGTTTTAATGTCCCTTGATTCTTCTTCCGGGGAGTGGTTAGATCAATACGGTAAATTGTTTGGATTACTCAGACAAGATAATGAATCGGATACAGCTTATAGAGCCCGTATCAAAGGGTATATGGTCCTTCGCAGAGGAAGTATCCCAGCGATTATTGATGCCATACGAGCTTTCCTAAACGATTATGAATCAGTCATCGAGATTTACGAACCTTATACAAATGTCTTTATCTTAGGACGCTCTAAGCTAAGCGGTCCCGATCATTTTCTTGGAGAGTACTATACAGTAGCGGTAATCGATATTAAGTTCTCTCAACCGTTCCCAGAGGGAATTATAGACGTTATTAATGAGTTTAAACCTGCCGGAGTTACAGTACATCTATCCCGGTCATAAGGAGTCGTTAACACGGCTCCTTTTTATTATATGGTATAATAAAGTTATGAACTAGGTACTGTTATATTAGTATTAGACGTATCCCTATTGAAGGAGTGAAATATATTGGCTGATGTAAATTTAAACGAACCTCCGTACAATGATCGATTTGACCCGGAGAAAAACTATAATAAAATCCTATTTAAACCAGATATGGCTCTACAACCTTCAGAGCTAAATGAAATGCAATCGATTAAAGATAACGATATTCGACAACTTGGAGATAGCATTTTCTCAGATGGAGCTATGCAGACAGGTATGTCTTTCTCAATTGATTCAACTGCAAAGACAATCACAATCGAGGATGGACGTGTTTACCTAGCAGGTAAAATCCGAGAATTTAAAAAGCAATCTATCGCTTTTAATAGCACTGGAAATGAGAAGATCGGTGTTAAAGTAGTGCAAACTATTGTTACCTCAGATGACGATGAAACACTATTAGACCCATCTCAAAATACACCTAACTACCTTTCAGAAGGTGCAGATCGTTTGGTAGAAACTGTAGCATTAACAAACAATGACGATAGTGCTCCTACGATTTATGAATTTAATGACGGTGCATTATTCGTAGAACCAGCTCGTCCAGAGTTCACTATGATTAACGATGTTTTAGCACAGCGTACATATGAAGAATCTGGCTCATACCAAGTAGAAGGATTTAAAATGTGGGCAGAGAAGAGCCAAGATAATACGAAAGTAGACTTAGTAATTGACCGAGGAATCGGATATGTATTAGGTTATCGCATTTCTAAACCTACATCTACTCGTATCCCATTAAATAAGTCCACAGAATTTAAAAACGTTGCACAGGAAACATATTCATATGATGCGAACGTTCGTAAGAACCAAATTAGCAGCGCATATGTAAAAGAAGTAAAACAAGTAATGGCACGTACTCTAAGTCCTACAGGTGGAGTTACGATGTCTAAAGGTAATGCAGGTGGACGTGATGGCTTACCAGCTCAATACACAAGCGTAGACCCTTCTACAGCTATCCTTTGGACTACTAGCCCTGAAGTTTACTACACGTACGGAGCAGACTTTACTCTTATTGAGGACAGCGGAGTAATGTATGTAAACTGGGATACTGGTCTTAATGGTAAGGAACCTGCTACAGGAACATCATACAAACTATCATTCGAGTATGACCGTGTAATGCAGAACAACGTAGATTACAAAGTAACTACAGTTCCGATCGATGGAGTAGCTGGCTGGACTACAACTGTAGACTTTAATGGTATGTCGGGACTTAAGCCTAAAGATAAAAGTTTAGTTCGTGTAAGCTATGACTACTATTTAGCTCGAGCAGATGTTATTACACTAAACAGCGCTGGACAATTTACGGTTATTCAAGGGCAACCAGATCGTTCAAGCCTAGTTCAAGCACCTGCACATGAAGACCCGTTAACGCTTAAGATCGGTGAGGTATTTGTTTACCCTAACTCAGATACAGCAACGGCTTTAAATAACGGTGTATTCCGTTTAACAATGCCACAGATTGCTAACCTGAAAGACCGGCTAGAGAATGTTGAATATAACCAAGCGATCGAGGCATTAGAGAATAAGGCTATCGTTACAGATGACCCATTAACTCTTCGTGGAGTATTTGCAGACGGTTTTGTAGACTTCTCTCGTATGGACTTAAGCTTATCCTCTGTAGCTATGAGCTTTGACGATGCTAGTATCACATTACAAGTAAACGCTCCAGAAGATCAAATGAGAGCCCCAGAGTTTGCTAGTAACTCTTCAGTAGCTGCAAGTTGGGGTAGACTTGTCACAGCCCCTTATACGGAGGTTAAAGAGATTACACAGCCATTAGCAACACAGGCTATGAACATTAATCCGTACGCAGTTTACAATAAATTAGGAGTGTTAAAATTAACTCCGGGTGCCGATAACTGGATTGAGAACGAAAAGGTTACGGTTAACAAAGAAACAACAGAAACAATCCGTATGGACCGTTGGTGGGCTCACGGAAGACAAACTTCCTACTACAAGGATCTACGTAAATATGTAGATAATATCGACCTAGACGGAAACCAAAACTGGGACATGGGTTTAGGTTACCAATATGATCTAGCTAATGGACGTACAGGTACACTTACAGATGTTTCTACAACAATACGAAACACAGCGATTGAGTTTATCAGACAACGTGATATTACTTTCTCTGCTTCTAACTTGCAACCAATGTCTAATAACTTATTCTTGACATTTGACGGTCTACGTATTCCGATAACTCCTACTGGTTCTACAGTAAAAGGTTCGGAAACTGGAACGATCATGGCTAATGCAGCTGGGCAAGCAACAGGTAAATTCACAATCCCGGCAGGTGTTCGTACAGGTATCCGTGAGGTAACTTTACAGAATGCTAGTAACATGGCTATTGCTACGTATACAGCTCAAGGGACTTTGAAAACTACAGAAGAGGTTATTACAAAAACTCGAGTTACAATTAATCTATATGACCCATTAGCTCAGTCGTTTGTATTCCCTCAAGACCGAGTAGTAACAAGCTTTGACGTATTCTTTGCTTCTAAGTCTACTACAGACAATATCATTGTGCAAGTACGTGGGCTATCAGAGGGTGGATTCCCTAACCAAACTGTATACGCAGAACGCATACTAACCCCTGCACAGGTTAAGACATCTGCAAATGCTTCTGTAGCAACAAAGGTAGCATTAGATGACCCGTTAATGTGTAAGGCTGGACAAAGTTACGCTCTGGTAATGATTACAGACAGTAACGATTATACAGCTTGGATTAGTACACTTGGTCAGAACCGAGTAGATGCTCCTACGCAAAAGGTAGTTTCACAACCTTATGTAAATGGTGTACTATTCAGTTCATCAAATGCCCGTACATGGACAGTTCACCAAGAATCTGATCTTAAGTTCAACGTGTACACTGCGGTATTTGCTGAAGATGCTGTAGTAGAATTTAACTCAATGGCTGATCTTGATTCAGATATGTTGCTGTTAATGGCTACTTACTTAACTCCTGCAAACACAGGATGTAAGTGGGAAATTAAAACGGTACCTAAATCGGATGTAGGGACTATCTCCATCGATAGTGTACCGTGGCAGCCGTTAGTAAACTACTTAGAGCAGACTACAGCAGGAACAGTAATTGGGCTGGTTAAGCTTCGTGCAACATTTAAAGCTAACCGATACATTTCTCCAATGTTAACTCTAGAGGATTTAATGTTTGTAAGCTTCATCTCAGAGACAAGCGGAGATTATGTAACTCTAAATATTGATTCTTCAGATGCTCCATTTAACACGTTGACGGTAGCGTACGATGCTTCTTTACCTGCTGGAACGACTGTAACTCCTAAATACTCTCTAGACGGAGGGCAGACGTGGAATACACTACCAGCTCCGACAGTATCTGTTCAGTCTACAGAGTTCAGTCGCTATACGCATACAAAAACGGTTACGGCTAATAGCAAGCAGCTTAAGTTAAAACTAGAGCTACGAGCAGATAATCGATTCGTACGCCCACGGGTGCGAAGATTTACAGCAGTATTTAAGAATGAAGTATAAGGAGTGAATTAAATGCCATTAGAGAAGCGTGACCCGGGCTCTAAAGCACGGTTGTTTATTCCTACAAATAGAGAGAGGTCTTTGGTGGAATCCCAGAGACTTCTCAAAGAGAATCTAGCAGACGTAGAGGCTTTGAAAAAAGAGCTACAGGAATTGCTTGATAAAGCAAAAAAGAAGTAACTTTAGCTATATTAGAGGGGAGAGAAATCTCCCCTATTTTACATAAAAGATTGGAGGCAACACAATGTCAAACAAACCTCTTGATAGAGATAATATGTATTTTAACCTTAATGACCCAACACCAGATATAATTAAAGCAATTATGGAGCTTAAACAGAGCATAGGAGAGGGCAGTACGGGAAGCACTAATCTAGACTACAGAGGGGTAAACGTTTTTGGTAGATGGAGACCCAGCGTATTCAGAGGAGCCCGAGCTACACAGATGATCGATATAGCTAAAGAAGCTAATATGAACATTATGGTACTATGTACCTCAAACCCTATGACAACATATACCTCTACTACTTTTGAAGGGCAGGAACAGCCTGACGCTGATATTAGAGACTTCTGTAACCAAGCACGTAGCAAAGGTTTAATGGTAGCATTAAAGCCGCACGTAGAAGTAAGGGACGGTACATGGAGAGGAAGAATCGCCCCTACGAACGTTGCTACATGGTTTTCAAACTATAAAACGTGGATGGTACAGCAAGCTACTTTAGCTCAGAGTGTAGGCGCTGAATTTTTCTGTCTAGGTTGTGAAATGATTAGTATGTCTATTGGAGACTACCGCTCTTATTGGGAGGACTTAATTTCAGCTGTCCGCTCTGTATTCTCTGGTAAGTTGACATACGCAGCTAATGGTGACGGTTCTCGTTATGATAATGAAATTTTCACTTGCTGCTTTATCGATCTACTAGATTTTGCAGGGATTGATTTTTACGGTCGTATGACAGACAAAGACAACCCAACAGTTAGTGAAATGATTGACGCATGGTATTTAAACTCTCAAGGAGTAAACTGGGTACAAACTTTAGAGAAATGGCAACTATCACACGGTAAACCTGTAGTATTTACTGAGATTGGAATGGCTCGAGTGGACGGAGCTAATAAGGCACCCGGAACAACCTTTAGCGGTACAGAAGATAACCAAGAGCAAGCTGACTATATTACAGCTATGTTTCATGTACTACGTAAAAGAAATGCATGGGTGAAAGGTCTATGGTGGTGGGATATCACAACAGAGACTACAGATTCATATTCATTTGAGCATGAGCCTTCATTTAGTGCTATGAAAAACGGATTTGCGGCGGACTACAAAGGAGTGAATGAATAATGAGTAATTTAGAAAGAGGTGCAACAGCCGGAGGTTATACTATTTTAACTACTAGAGATTTCCCGATTGTACTCCCTAAGTTAGGTAACTCTATGATTAGTTCTCTTGCTGACGTAGGTAAATACACTAAGATCGCTACTGTAGAAATCCCTAACCAATATAACCAAACGTACGCAGTTATTAAAGTAACAGGAGGGGAGAATGGAGCAGCAACATACCAGCATGCGGATATCTTTTTCCGAGTTAAACAGCAGGCGGCTATGGGCTCTGCTCCAGTAGTTAACGTAGTAGTATCAAACCCTATAGGAATGACCTCTACTGATGTGGCTGCTGTTGTAGTTAAAAATGATTCATCTTTAACAAGAGTAGAGCTGTATGTAAAAATCAAGTTTTCATTTGATGTACTTCGATACCGAGTTATCCATGAAATTTTCGGAGAGTATCTGAAAATAGTTAATGGTCTTCAGTATCTATCTACACTCCCATCGGGGACTCAAGTTTCTGGTGTATTAGAGGATGGGTCTTTTAATAATTTGACAATGGGTGGGAAGACTGTAATTACCACAGACCATACAAGTGCTAGTGACCCACATACCCAGTACGTAAGAAAAATGCCATACAAGACATCAAATACAGGAGCTACTGCTAGTCAGTGGGCATTAATCGGTACAGTTACTATGACAGCACAGTACCAAATGGCTAGCGGCTTAATCAGCTTCTTGAGTGGGGTTTCGGGCGTTACAAACGCTCAAAGAGGGTTAGTCTACTTTAGAGTTAAGCAGCAGGCAGCTATGGGGTCCGCCCCTGTTATAGAGACTTTCTTAATGAATAACAATAGCTCATTTTTGACAACTGACATTATGACTATTGTAACATCCAATACATCATCTCAAACTGTAATCCAGTTATACGCGAGAATTAATGGTGTATATGAGGAATTATATTTTAACCCTCTACATGAATTAACTAACCCGGTATCTGGAACGATTGTTAATATCGTTTGGGCTAATCTAGCACCACTTGTTGCAACAACAGGAGCATTACCAGCCGGAACTCAACAGACAGCTCAATACCAGCAAACAATTACTACTAGTGCAACTGCAAATAGACCGACATCGGGCACCTATGCAGGAATGCCTCATTTTGATACAACTCTTAATAAGCCAATTTGGAGAAATGCTACTAACAATGGCTGGGTTGACTCAACAGGAACTACAGTATAGAACTATTTTTTAAAGACATCCGAAAGGGTGTCTTTTTTTTTTGTCCTATTTTGAACCCTTGATACATAAGGATTCCTGACAAATTACTACACTACTTTGTCATATTTTAATTCTGACTGCTCCCTATATATTTATTAATATAATTATATATAATAACTTAATATAAATAGTTTATATAATATTATATAAATAATAATTAAATAATATAATACAGACACAATAAAATTATAATAGGCGCATTCAGAACTAAAATACGACAAAAACCTAATCATATCAGGCAATTAAAATAGGTCATATCACTGGAGTTGTCTGTAACTTTATGGTACAATAGAGTAGTACATACAGAATGATTAGGAGGAATGTTCAAAATATGAAAATTAATATTGGGACGATGTTTACCAAAGTTGATTTTGAAGGAAATACGCTTCTCAGAGAGAAGATTCAAGATATGGCTCATCATGCATTAGGCGTTAAAGAAGAAGGTGCTTTTTATTCAAGAGCATATAAATCTGGCTTTTGGGATGGGATTACAGATTTCTATGACATGAAAGAAGACAAGTTCCATACAGGATTACTTGATCAGTTTCTAGAAGGACTAAGACAGCTTATGGAAAAGGATAAATCATTTACATACGAACTCGTAGACGAAAGACCTTCCCCACCTGTTCATCATGATGCTATTGACGAAAAGATTGTACTAGGTAACGGAGATGAGGAACCTATTACATTACGTGATTATCAATATGAATCTGTCAAAAGTGTATTTGAACAACAGGTAGGGATTGTAAACGTAGCAACAAACGGAGGTAAAACAGAAATAGCTTCTGGAGTCATTCAACAAATCCTACCATACATAAAACGTGGAGAGCGTATTGCATTCTTTACTCACTCTCGAGAAATTTTTGGACAATCTGCTGAACGTATTGCCAAGCGTGTAGGATTAAAAGTACGTGACGTTGGATTTGTCGGAGACGGTAAATTCGATATTAAAAATAAAAAGATTGTATTCGTTATGGTGCCTACACTGGTATCTGCACTGAAAGACCCGAAGAAGGGAATTAAGTTCACACCTAACGAAACAGTTATCAAGCTAATTGCTGAAGAGATTACACCGAAGTTTAGAAATACGGTAAATACTCGTAAGCTCATTCAGAATTATTTGAAGAATCGAACTTGGAAGACAAAAGCAGAGTTATCCGCTGAAGAGCAATTAATGTATGTGGCTTATGATAAAAAGTTCACTGACAAATCTGCTCAGATGCATTTGAATAAATACGTAGTGGAATTTAACAAGATCATGGAGAAGAAGAACAAAAAGAAATTCCAAAAGTACAAAGAGACGAAGGAGTTTATGGACTCTATCAAAGTGATGATTGCCGATGAGGTTCACCATTCTAAAGCGGATACATGGTATACGTCTCTATCCATGTGTGAGAATGCTATTTACCGTGTAGGTTTAACAGGTACTGTAGACAAAAAGGACAAGATGGGATGGCAACGACTACAAGCTATCTTTAGTCAAGTTACAGTTAAAGTATCGAACGAATATCTGATCGATAAAGGTGTATCGTCTAAACCGACTATTCGACTGGTACCTGTTCAGGAGCCACGTAATTTAGAATTAGCCAGCAATTTCATGGAAGCGTACAAAGCTGGAATCGTAGAAAACGAGTATCGTAACAAGTTGATTACAGATTTAGTAGAGTCATATCGTAAGCGTAGACCGGGTGGAGTACTTGTCAGTGTGAAAGAGATCGCACACGGAGAAGCTATCCTAGAGATGATACGAGCTAGAGGCTTAGAGGCGGAATTTATTAATGGTGGCTCCGATGCAGACCACCGTGCTACACAGCTGCATCGATTCTCTACAAGTGAATTGCCGATCTTAATTGCATCTACAATTGTTGATGAAGGAGTAGACATGAAGTCAATTGGCTGTATGGTATTGGGTGCAGGTGGAAAATCAATGCGTCAACAGCTACAGCGTATTGGTCGTGGACTCCGACTAAACGGAATCGATGGGAACAGCGTTATGGTATTCGATTTTTGGGACGCTACGAACAAATATCTACTTAACCACTCAAAGGAACGACTGAAGATTTTCCGCTCCGAAAACTTCGATGTAAAAGTTTTAGGAAAATGATGTTAGTGTTCTTGGGCGATCTGCTATATTATAACTAGACAGGTAAAAAAAAGGAGTGTTATAAAATGGCAGATTTAAAAACTTGTAGCAAATGTGGAGTGTCTAAAGAGGATATCCCCGATATTTTTCGACATAAGAAAGGCAGAAAGTCTTCAGAGTCAGCATGTAGAGACTGTGAGAGGGCTTATGCTCGTAAGCAGGGCAAAGCTTATTACAAAAACAATAAGGAGAAGGTAGACAAGAGAAATAAAGAGTGGAATGAGAAAAACAAAGAGAAAATGAAAGAGTACATGAAGGAGTACCATGCACAACGATATTTGGATAAAAAAGATGAGCTTATGGAAAAGCAAAGACAGTACCGAAAGGACAATGAACGATTTAAGCAACATGCTCGAGAATACTACCAAAAGAATAAAGAGTGGATAAATAAACGGAACAAAATGTGGAGAGAGGCTAATCGAGATAAAGTAGCTGAAACAGTCCGTAAGTGGTGGAAGAGAAACAAGAATAAGCGCAGAGAGTATAACCAGACAAGAAGAGCTAAAGTACGTGAATTAGTAGCTGATTTGACAGTAGAACAGTGGGAGCTCATTCAGGAATACTTTAACCATTGTTGCGCTTACTGCGGAGAAGAGAAGGCACTTACTCAAGATCATTTTATTCCTGTAAGTTCAGGAGGAGGATATACAGTAACAAATATTGTCCCTGCTTGTCTTTCATGTAATAGCAGTAAACACGATAATGACTTTTTCGAATGGTACTCTAACCATGAGAACTACACCGAGGAACGAGTCGAAAAGCTGTATCAGTTTTTTGAAGACGTAAAAGTCCTAGGTAAATAACTATTGTATATTTTACAGTTTGTGTTATAATGTAATCAAACCTATATCAAGAGGAGGAACAGATGTATGGAATACGGTGTGTATTTAGAAACATCTGTTGTCAGTTTAAAGCCTAATGTTTTAACTTTCTTAACCAAAATGGTTGAAAAGGCAAAAGAGGTAAAAGACTTCGCTATCGCTTTCAAAAAGAAAGAGCTAGCAGAACTGGGCGGAAAAGACAGCAGAACAATTTCACGTTACTTAAATGAATTAGAAGAAAAGAATATTATCCAAACGAAAGGCGTTCGTGGTCGTTCAGGGGGAACCGTTATTATGTTCAATACAGACTTAATTCGATTCGACACCTCGGACAAAGCACTAATCAACTCCGATGAACCGATCAGCATTGATGACGTAGTAGAGAAGAAGATTCCTAAGAAGAAAAAGGAGCAAAAGAAACCTACTCGTAATCGTAGAACTAAGTTACAGATGCTTGAAGAAAAGCTGATCAAGGGAGAGCAGCAGTCGAAGAATGACCAAATGAACCAAGAGCTTAAGGAGCTAGGCGGAGTGCCTAACTGGGCTTGGTTCCAAAAAACAGAAGACCCGGTAGGAAACTATCGTACATATTTACTATCTCGTCTGTATAATAGATACGCAGTTTTATTTACAGACCGACATAATGCAGAAGCACAGTACTTCGGAGAAGGCTCGAAAGTTAAGCCTGTAACGAATGATTACGATACATTGCCGGAGGATTTCTTTGGCTCTTCTAAATGGGCTCACTTTGAGAAGTTTCGTAACTTCTGTGAAGAGAATGAGATTGACCCAGCTGTATATCTATCTTCGCAATTCTCACGTTCTGTATTTACAGCAGCAGGTAAGAGTGATAAGAAAAAGCTTCCATTTGTAAATGCCCTAATTAGTGACTCAGCTTATGAAGTGTACAAACAGTATTGCGCTTATCAAGTAAAGGCAAGTGTAACATACAAATCATACCAACAAATCCCTAAACAGTTTGCAGATGATTTCGTAGTACGTGCAATCGAAGATGCTTATGAAACAGCTAATGCAGGAGTAGGGTTATTACAGTACCGACATGCAATTGAAGATTTCTTAAGTGGATTTGGTGCTACAGAAAAAGAAGAGCACCTATTAAATTTCTACCGTCACACAGAAGATAAGCTGATTCAAAAAGGCGTATCGTTAAAGACGAGAGATACAATTAAGAAATTCGTATTGTTGCAGTCAATGATTTTAACAGGTGGAGTAACATCTTTACCGGGCTACTTCATTTTAGGTTCGGAGCATACACAAGTCGTATTAGCTTCTATTGCTAAGCTAGGTAACTCAGTTCAGGATGTAAATGCCTTACAGAAGATAGCACTAGGAATGTTTGTATCTCCTACTGCAAATAGAGAGGCACAAATTAAAGAAGGTGCAAAGTATATGTACCAACTAGACGTGCTTGACGAAACAAGACAAGTATTAAATCTGATTATGGAACGTAAAGGTTTACATTTGTCGCTAGCTGATTTGAATGAAGCTTTCCGTGAGTACGGCAAAGAGAATGTTCCAGTGGACGATTATTCGATTATGGATATTGATAAAATTATAGACTTTATGAAACAGCAACATGCAATTACTAAGCAAGAGGAAATCGATCATCAAGCAATTACAACAACAAAAGTAAAAGAATATGCGCTTACTGGAGAGGTTTTCAATGAAGACTCTCTGGAAGATGCGCTTAGTGAATTTTTAGAGTCTGATCATTAATATGATACAGACTCTTTACAAGCTAAGTTAGACATGTTATAATTGCCAAAGAAAAGGATACAGGGGAGGAAAAGAAATGAGTGTAAGTCCTATTCAACAACAGATTTTAAGAAAGTCAATTGAATCACCTATATTTTCAAAAGAGGTTCTACCAAAAGTGCCTCTGTCAGTATTTGATGGAAACGATATCTACAAAGATGTAGCTAACCTCGTTAAGCGATATTATCAGTCTAATAGAAATACACTGACTGAAGATACCTTGCTTACTCTTGCTGAGGAAAAGCTAGATCGAATGAATAAAGACCCAGAAACGCAGCAGAGATACTTTAACGCAATCAATGAAGTATATGAAATCCGTAACAGCGCTAATGACGAGGTTATTGACGAGAAGATTGAGAAGTACATAAAGAAACATATGCGTATGGAACTACTTAGAAAAGCTGCTGTAAACTTAGATAATGAACAGATGATGGATAAGATGGACGATGACTGGCGTGAGATAATGATGTTAGACATTAGTGGAAGACATCAAGAGATTATCAACGTGCTAGATGATACAGAGTACAAGCGTCAAGCACTATCTACAATCTTTGCTAATACAATCCCTACAGGCTTTAAATCTATTGACCTTTTAAATGGTGGTGGACTTGCTAAAGGGGAGCTTGGAATTGTCGTAGCCGCTTCTGGTACTGGTAAAACATTAGTATTAACCAACTTGGCTACAAACTATACGAAGAATAAATACAACGTGTTATTTATCGCCCTAGAGGAACTAGAGAATCGAATGATCTTGAAGTTTGAACAATCGATGCTACGCCGTAATAAGAGTGAAATCCTAACAGGTACGGCTTTAAATGAGACAAACTTTAACACGTACCAAAACTTTTATAAGCAGAACCGAAATAAATTCGGTAACTTATACTTTGCTCGTTACTCTCCACGAACTGTAACTCCATCTAAGATCGAGCAACTGATTTCAGATGTTAAAATCAGACAAGGTATCACAATTGACGTAGTTATTATTGACTACCCTGAACTACTTCGTAACCCTCATGCAACAGGTAACGAGGCGGACGATGGCGGTAAACTATTCGAAGAAATGCGAAGAATCGGTCAAGACTATAATGTTGTTATGTGGACAGCCGCTCAGATGAACCGTACAGCGTATAGCGCACAGATTAGAACATCTGAACATATGGAAGGGTCTCACCGTAAGAAGAATGCTGCTGAGCTTGTACTTACAGTCAACCAAACACCTGAAGAGTTTAATGCTGGGTATGTTCGTCTATTTGCAGATAAGCTTCGTAACCCACCTGAAGGTAGCTTTGATAGAATGATTGGTTTAAAGGTAGTAGGTAGCGCACAAACGGTTAGAGACTATCGTACTGAAGAAGAAAGACGTGAGCATGCGGCTATTGTAGAAGCAGCGGACAGTGCTAGTGAACAAGTCTTTAAGGGAAAGCGTAGAGAGAAGAACGGTGCCCCTGCTCCAGATTATGTGAATGAGATTAATTCATCTATCCAAAGACAGAGAGGAGAAGGATAATGAGGATACCTGAGAAAAATGCACTTGTTAATAAAGCAGAAAAGTTTGTTAATGAGTTAGCTGAAATCATCTATGAGGTTACGGGTAATCGATTAGAAAAAGTCAAGGTAACTAAAGAGGAGTTTGCAGCAATAGAGGACTATTCAAGACAAATGTATTATGCCCGAGGAGTAGACCATGATGCACTTATGGAACACCTTGGGAATGGATACAGAATGAAATATGAAATCGTAACAGCTTACGGGTGTGTAAGAATAGAAGCGGAGGAAAACTAAATGGCACATAATAAAATGTATCGTGAGATTAAAGGTTACGAAGACGCATTGTATTTAGCTTCTGATATTGTAGATGAATTAGACGAGCTAAAAGATGGACTTAGATATGGTGTCGCTTCTTCTGCCGCACTAGATAAGATTGTAGATATTCATAGAATGCTTAATGATCTTGAAAAGCATGTACAGTCATCTAAGTGGGAAGGAGAGAAAGCCAATGAGTAAGCTTGTAGTATTTAGTGACTTCCATGCTCATATTTTTGAAGATTTTGCTAAGCCGGACCCGGAATATGTGAATGATCGTTTCCGGGCTCAGATCGCAACCCTCTATCAAGTGTTCGATATTGCTCGACAACATAAAGCTAGAATACTATTTACAGGGGACCTATTTCATAAACGAGCTAAACTAGATGATATCGTGTTTAATATGGTATATGATGTTTTTGCAGATAACAGTGACGTACGTGTATATATGGTTAGAGGTAACCATGATGCTCGAACAAATGCTACAGTTACAGAACATTGGTTAAAGCCATTCAGACATCTAAATCATGTAACAGTTATTGATACACCTGAAGAGGTGTACGTACCAGATGACGATTACTTCATTTATGGTATTCCTTATTCAGATGATACAGAGTACCTTAAGGAGAAGATTTTGGAGTTTAAAAAGCATGCAGAGGCTAGAGATGTCCCTACTGTGCTAGCTGCTCATATCGGAGTAGACGGAAGTGAGACAGGTCGTTACAGCCATAGATTAGAAGGAGCATTCAAAGTAGGTGATCTGTTCCCGGATACATTTACTTACGTAGCTCTAGGGCATTACCATAAACGACAATTCCTAGCTGGCTTAGACAATGTATTTTATACAGGGAATACAATCCAAACTAGCTTCTCCGATGAAGGACAGGACAAAGGTGTTATGCTTATCGACTTTGAGAAAGGTGGAGCACCAGAGTTTATTCCGATTCTAAATAAGAAGTTCATTACGCTTACTGAGGTAAATAAAGATACACAGCAGCTAGTAGACAATAACTATGTACGATTTGTTGTATCAAAAGAAGTAGCGCAAGAGATAGAGGTGTTTAAAGAGGAGTCAGACAACATTCGAGTTGAGGTACAGAAATCATATGCAACAGAAACTCGTATTGCAATTGATATAGATTCCTCGGAGAAACAGATCGTAGAGGCATATGCAAAAGAGTACTACCCTGACTCTACTTCTGTAGCACTTGATATTTTACAGGAAGCTATGACAGCTGGTTAAACCCCTAGGGTTGTTTAAAAGAACAGCCCTTTTTGTATTGACATATAATAGAGGGTCTGTTATACTATGGTTACAGACAAGAAATTATACCAAGGAGGTTAAGGGACTAGATGAAATTTAACGGTTTAGAGTGGACTAGATTAACAGTTACAAACTTCCTCTCCTATCAATCATTTACTTTAGATTTAGAAAATAGAGGGATTTTGTTAGTAGAAGGAGATAATCTTACAAGCAGTAAATTTAAGAGTAATGGCTCTGGTAAGAGCTCCTTATTGGAACCGCTTGTATACGCAATTTATGATACTACATCAAAAGGTATTAAAGCAGATAAAGTGGTTAATAGACAAGCAGGGAAAAATACATCGGTTATCTTAGAAGGACGTAAAGGTGAAGACCATTATCGAATTGAACGATATCGTAAGCATACCAAAAATAAAAATAAGGTCAAGCTCTTTATAAACAATAAAGAAGTTACAGCCAAATCAGCAGCAGATACAAACAAGATGATTGAGTCTCTTGTAGGGATTGACTATAACACCTTTGTTAACAGTATTATGTTTTCACAAGGAAGTGGAGCCGGGCGCTTTGCAATTGCTACAGACAAGGAAAAGAAAGAGATTTTAGAAAATCTCGTAAACTTGCAAGTATACGCAAACGCACAGGAGATTGCCAAAAACCGAGTGAAAGCTAAGGAGACAGAGATTGCAATTAAAGAGCGTGAAGCTGAACGATTTGATTGGGAGCTATCACAAGTAGACACGTTAGAGAAGCAAGATAAAGAGCACTATGAAAACACAAAACGTATGATTGAGCAAGAGGAAAATAATCTTGCTAATGTCCGAGAAGAAATGGACAACTACATACAAAGTAACTCTGGAGCTCTTATGCAACTGATTGACGACATTGAAAAGCTTAAGGAACAGAGAGAAGCATTCACTACTTCAGCTCCTAATCCTTATGCTGATGCAGTTAATACGTTAACAAAGGTTGTCAACGAGCTTAGAGCAAAGAAGCAACAGCTTGAATATCAAAAAGGGGAGCTAGTTAAGAAGTTCCAGCAGCTGAAGACAAATACAAATTGTCCAATCTGCGGTAGTGAACTTGATACAACTCACCGTGATGCAGAAATGAATAGTATCAGGGAACAACTTAAGCCAATCCTAGTCGAGCTTACTCAAACTATTCCCGGAGAGCTAGCTCACCATGAAGAGGCGTACCAAGAAGCTTATAACCGCTATTCAGAGCAAAAGGCAAAACAAGATAACATTGTAGCAGAGTATAGAGCTATTACTTCTCAGATTGAAACAAAAGAACAGCAACACCGAAGCTACAGCAGAAACCTAGATTCATATAAAAGTAAACTAGCTTCTATTCAGAGTACGATTAATAAGCTTCAATCAGTCCCTGAGCCAGCTCCAAGGGATAATGAAAGGAAAGCTATACAAGATAAAATAAAAGCCCACAAAGAGGCGCTACTGGCTTTAAAACAAGAGAAGCTACAGCTAGAGAATGCAGTGAAGATATTCTCTAACTCAGGAGTTAAATCACACGTTCTAGACTTGGTAACTCCTTTCCTAAATGAAAGAGCTAACAAGTACCTAGCCATCTTATCAGGTCCAGATATGGAAGTTAAATTCTCTACTCAGACACCTAAGAAAGATGGAGAAATGACAGAAAAGTTTGACGTTCAATTAACGAATGCAGTAGGGGGAGACGATTATCAGTCTAACTCAGAAGGTGAAAAGAAACGTGCTGACCTTTCAATTGCATTAGCTTTACAAGATTTAGTAATGAGAAACGCCGACAGCAAAGTAAACTTTGCAGTGTATGACGAAGTGTTTGACGCTTTGGACAGTGTAGGTGCGGAGAACGTAGTCACATTACTAAAAGAGAGACAAAAAGAGATCGGAACTATTTTTATAGTAACTCATTCGGAGCATTTAAAACCACTATTTGAACAAGTAATAACCGTAACAAAAAATAAGGATGGAATATCCATACTAGAAGAAGGAGAAAAAATGACATGAAAACAATTATCGAAGAAGGAGCACACGTCACACTAAAAGTAAATACAACAGGAGGAACAATCAAGGAGATTAATCTTCCGGCTGAAAATATCCATTTCTGGTATCCGTTCAATGTAAACTTTACATACCGTTATACAGATGCTAAAGGATACCTATATCTTGTAAAGGAAAGAGATTACACTGGTCCAAATGTGTACAAGGTTGACATTCTTAAGCGTACTAAGCAGCTTGAAGAAATGGACGGTACTTTCTTGCATCCGGCAGTACTTGAAAGAAATAGTTACATTCTTGGTAAAGCTAACATGTTAGGGTTACCTACCTTAATGGAAGCAGACTACTCATTAGAAAGAGTAGAGAAAGGCTTTAAGCAATTAGATCAGTTAATCAGTATCGTAAAGACTGTAGTACAAAATAGATTCATTGAAAGCCAACCTGAAACTATCTTTCCCCCTGCAATCCCTACTGAAGAGTGGGACCGAGCAGTATACGCAGGAGCAAACGATAAGGAGCTAGAAGCTCTTCAAGAGTTCGGTGAAATGTACACTATGCTAACGCTTATGAGAAAAATTGCTGAAGGGAGATAACTTAAATGTTTCTGGACTTGATACGAGAAGAGTTAGGAAACGAAAAGCTTGCAGGAGCGCACACACGCTTCTGCTGTCCTTTTTGTGGAGAGAATAAATATAAGTTCTATGTAAATAATTCAAAGTCTTTATGGATTTGTCATAAGTGTAAAGAAAAAGGTAATGCAGCTTCCTTTGTAATGAAGTACCATAACCTATCTTTCCCGGAGGCGGTAGATGTTCTCGCTACTTATGATCATGATGTAACTTTAGATGGAGGCGGTAATTATGAGAGGATGGACTATGCAAACCATTTAACAGAGGAAGAGAAACTGCTTCTGTTTATCTCTCGAGGAGGTAAGCCGATTGAAGAGGAAACAAAAATAAATTATAAATGTCCTAACCCTCCAACTAATTGTAAGACACTAACAAATAACTTCCACAACTCAGAAGCGTTTCCTTTCTTTGCTTATTTACACAATCGAGGAGTTACAATGGAGCAGATTCAGGAACATAATATTTCTTATGTAACTTATGGAGAGGTTGAGTTACTAGACGGTCGAAAAATGAATTTAACAAATCATCTAGTCTTCTTTACCTTTAATGATAAACGTAAGCCGCTTTATTGGAATACACGTTCCATTGAACATAGCCCATACATTAAATCTTTCAATGCACCTAGCAGAGAAGACGAATATTCAAAGAAGAATACAATCTTTAATTTAAACAATGCAAATAATACAGATAAGATTGTTGTTACAGAGGGTGTATTCGATGCCATGACTGTAGGACAAAGTGGAGTAGCTACATTCGGTAAGCTTATTACAGACCAGCAGGTTCAGGAGATATTACAGAAAACAAAACATAATAAGCTCCCTATTTATCTGTATTTAGATAAAGATGCTTGGGAGTCTATGATTGAATCAGCTCGAAGAATTAAATCAGTAGAGTCAGATCGAGAAGTGTATTTTGTAGCTAGTGGTAGCGATCAGGATGCTAATGAACTCGGTACAGAAAAGGTTAATGAACTGATTCAGCAAGCTTTCCCGGCAGATGCAGAAGGGGAATTGAAATTAAGTTTGCTAAACTTATAGAAAAGGCTTGACTATATCAGGACTGTATGATAGTATATGATTATAGGAAAAAGAAAGGGAGGGAACAAAATGTGGTTAGTAGCAAATACCTTATGGGGTGAATACCAGATAGGGACCTATGAGACAGAAGCAGAAGCTAAGGCTGAGTATGATAAATTAGTGGCTGAGTCTATAAAAGATCAATTAGAAGACATGAACGACCCTGACCCGATCTGTATGGCTCATAAGATTTTATTAACAGAAGTTAAACGAAGCGCAGTTATTAAACATGATACTAAGGAGGAAACAAAATACAATGAATAGTATTGACGTACTTTACCTAGAGGACAAGGATTTAATCGTACCAACACAAGGATACGAAGGTGACGTTGCATACGATATCTATGCATCGGAAGGGCGCTTAGTTCCTCACTCAACATTTAACTCGGTTGTTATACCAACTAACTTAAAGGTAGCATTCGATTGGGAAAAAGCAGGCATGTTTGCTTCTCTACGATCAGGTGCAGCATGTAATACACCGTTAATCTTATCTAACGGACCGGGAATCATCGAAGGTACATACAGAGGAGAAATCGGAATCATCTGTCGTAATACATTTGCTGATAACAGTTTAGTAGACTTTGTGTTTGATGTAAAAGGGAATAAAGTTCCATTAAACAAAGTTCCAAACGTAGTAAAGAAAGAAGCTCGTAAATTCTTCGAAGAAGAGTCTGTACAATTAGGTTATAACTCTGTAGACGAAGGAAATGCCAGTCAAGTATTTAAAAAGATAGTACCTCGAGGAACTATCTATGTTGAAAGAGGTACACGTATTGCACAAATTTTCTTCCTAAATAAAATGGTTGCAACATTTAAAGGAACAGACCTTTTACCAGATTCAGTTCGAGGTGAAAACGGACGAGGTTCTTCTGGTACTGATCTAAAATAAGGAGGCAGTTATGGGAGATAACAAGCTTAATGAATTTATCGACAATATGCTCTATTTCAGAAAGAACAAAGATACCGAAGGGATGATGACCCTCCTAGAGGAAGGTAATTCCCAGCTTGTGACTGTTACAGAAGCAGCAGAGACCTTAGTAAGTATTGTAGACGATTTAATAGCATACATAGACACTGTACAGGCTACAGATGAGGTAAGGCTCCTAACAGTTATTAAAGCCTTACCAGAAACTATACAAGCTAAAATTGAAAAAGAGTTTGACGAAGACGAAGACGATTTACTAAAACCAGAACCTGAAGGAGAGAAAAACTAATATGAAAAAACATTTTACACAAGAGCCAATTAAAACGGAACACTTATACGATTTCTTAGACTGCGTCATCAATAAAAAGATCAAAGACCGAGCAACAGCAGCTCGAGTTAAGCGCTTATCAAAATACAGCACTAACCTTACAGATGTAGCAGTAGTAGTGGAAGCATTCATGCAACAGCAGCAAGCAACATTAGCAAAACTAATTGACGAGTTACAGATTGCAAAAGCTGTTATGAATAAACTAGGCGCTACTCCAGAAATGTTCCAAGAGGCTCAAGTAGAATACAATGAGCAGATTGAGGAATTTAAGAAGCAACTTGAAGACGCTAAAGCTCAATTAGCTGCGGAACAAGAGGAGAAAGAAAGTTCTAAAGTAGAGGAAATTGCAGAAGAGATTGCAAAGAACGAAGTAACGGAGAAAGAATAATGGAGCCAACACATGTCCTCTGCCGGAATACGGTAGAGGATGACTTAGGCGTATATAACATTAAAGGAAAGTACTATGAGATTTATAGCATAGAAGAAGATACATTTACTATTGCTATCGAGTCCGGGTTAGACGTTGATGAAATTATAATTGACCAAGATGACCCTGACTTCCTTGTAGTACTTGGAAGGGACTGAGAGCTATCGGTAAATATAGTAAAACTAAAGGCAGCGGCTATGAGCTTAAAATTGCAAAGTATTTAACTGCTTGGTGGGGTGGGAACTTCTCTCGAGTTCCTGCTTCAGGCGGATTACATTGGAAAGGTGACCAACGTGTAGCAGGGGATATCATCCCTCCTATTGGTTTAGACTTTCCATTTGTAATCGAGTGTAAGAAAAGAGAAGAGTGGACGATGGACCATATTCTCCTTGATATCGGACAGCCTAAAGAGTGGTGGAAGCAAGTAGTGGAAGATGGACGAAGAGTAAACCGAACACCTCTACTAATCTTCTCACGTAATCGAGCTAAGGACTTTGTAATGATTCCATATGAAGAAAACATGTATTATCGAATTGCAGGAATTTCTCATGAGTACTTTAGAACGACTGTAACAATTAAAAACATTCGAGATGAAGTTCAAATATTCGATGTTATTGTTACTACGCTTGATACGTTTTCAAAAATTCCAACTGCTACTTTAGTTGAGTTTGGTAAATCGGTAGATTGGGACCCATACGCAGACCAATATCAGGAGGGAATCTAATGAGCTTAATGGCTAGAGGATTAGTTTCACTTGGTAAAGAGATGATTATGAGCATCGTGGCAAGAGGTCAATTCAGCTACGAGCAGCGTTGTTGGTTACCTAAGCTCCCTAAAGGAGTGAATGTACACTCTATTCATTATAACTATAGAAGTGATTGCTTCGATGTTATTTTAGAGAGCTTGGAGCCTGTTGAGGGGTGGACAGGGTACGTGGAGTCTGGAACAGAAGTTCCTACATCACCAGTACAGCATGAAATGTACTGTCAAGCTGGAGCCACATCGAAGGAACCTGAGAACATTATTAAGACAATGACCTTACAAAGGCTGCTAATGAACATTAATAATGACCTCCGAGAGGATGCAGATTCAGGTATTAAGATGAGTATGACGATCGAAGAATACCTAACTAACTTATATAACTAAATGGAATAAAAAACTTTTCCCTACAAGGTAGTATATGAATCTATATGTAGGGAAATTTTTTAAGTTTTTAGACTGTACAAACCCTATATTGTATGCTATACTATAATTACAGCTTAAATAAAAGCAGCTTATAACCTAGAGAGGAGTTACATATAAAATGACAGAAAAGCAAATCGTAAATCGAGGTAACACAATTGAGTTTTATGACCCAAAGAAGGTAGAGGCTTACTTAAACCGATACGTGCCAGAGGGCACAGATGTTAAAGTAGTAGTAGATAACATTACAGAGTACGTAGAATTAGAGGACAAAGTAACAAGCCTTAAGATTCAACAGGAGCTATACTCAGTTGTAGAGGGTTTAATTTCTACTAATGAATCATTCTGGCAAAACGTTGCAGGATGTATTAAAGCAGATATCTTCCGCAAAGAGGTTATCAATAACCGTGGGTTCGAAAAAGGAATGAAAAAAGTATTTGAACTAGGTTACGAGAGTAATCAATATACAGACTTCTTTAAGAAATATACAGACGAAGAAATTGCAGAGCTACAAAAGGAACTTGACAATGAGCGTGACTACTACGTAAACCATGCAGGAGTACATATCGCATACAATCGTTACACTACTGTTAGTCTCCAAAAAGAAGTAGTTAAAGGTAAAGAGATTGTTGTAGGAACTAAAAAGATTGAGACTTTACAAGAGCGTTATATGGCTATCTCAATGTTCTTACACCAAAACGAAGTTGTAGATCGTATTGAGAAAGTAAAAGCAGGATACTTACATATGAGTGGTAAGGAGATCGCAGTAGACTTTACAGTAGCAACTCCAACATTTATGAATGCAGGTAGACCTAATGGTAACTTATCAAGCTGCTTTGTAGGTATGGTAGGAGATAGCATTGACGATATCTACCGTGAAGCTGAACAGTTTGCTAAAGTTTCTAAGAACGCTGGAGGTTACGGATTATACTTCGGTAAAGTTCGTTCGTTAGGTTCTAGTATTCGTCAAAAGCCGGGACTATCCTCTGGTTCAGTACCATTTATGAAACTATTTGATGTAACAGCAGGTACAGTCGATCAGCAAGGTCAACGTCCGGGAGCAGTTACAATCACATTAGACGCTTGGCACCGTGACTTAAGTGACTTCTTAAAATCACCATTGAACAATACAGCATTAGAAAAGCAAATGAATAAAATCTTCCTAGCTGTATCAATGCCAGACCTATTCTTCCGTAAGTTACAAAATGAAGAAGACTGGTATCAATTCGACCCTAAAGAAGTACAAGACATTATGGGGTGGGCTCTAGAAGACAGCTATGATGAAACATTAGAAGGTGGAACATTTACAAAACGTTATGAAGCTTGTATTCAAGCGTACAAAGACGGTTACTTACAGTTAGTATCAATTGTTGACCCGTGGGATGTTTTATCAGAAATCAATAAAACACGTATTGAAAAAGGACATCCGTTCTTATTCTTCCGTGATACAGTTAACCGTGATAATCCTAACGAAGGTATGATTTACTGCTCTAACTTATGTACAGAAATTACAATCACAATGTCACTACCTGAAGTTGAGTCTAAAATCATGGAGATTAATGGAGAGCAAGTTATCGTTGAAATCCTTAAACCGGGTGATACACCAACTTGTAACCTATCATCTATCAATATGGCTAAGATTGCTAAGGTTCGTATGGCAGGCGGAGATTGGAAACAACACATTGCAGATGTAGTTGAAACACAATACCGTATGCTGGCTAACGTAATCGAACTTAACTCTCACGATGAAATGGAACAAACGAAGATCAGTTCGTACCGTAAGCGTGAAGTAGGGTTAGGTGAAATGGGTAATGCTCACGCCCTAGCTGTCTCTCATATTGCTCCTGATTCAGAAGAGGCAATTGAATGGTTAGACGAAGTAAACGAAGAAATTACTTATAACATTGTTAAAGCTAGCATGAACTTAGCTAAAGAGCGTAATGATATTGCTCCAGCATTTGCTACCTCTAAATGGGCAGATGGCAGCTATATCCGTGAGAAGTTCATTCCTTATAGCCGAGATAAACAACGTTGGGAAGAGCTTAACCAGCAAGTAATTACACATGGTATGTATTCTCTAGTATTACGTGCTACAGCTCCTACAGAAACTATTTCTTATGTAGCTAATACTACAGCAGG